GAATTAAACACTTTAAAGGATATTATGGATTATATGGATTAAGGTCTTTTCAACAAGTCTGGCGCTCTACGCTCGTCACCAGAGTAGAACCACGACCGATTTGCGCCTTTTGGCAGGTGACTCTTGTAAACCCTTTAACTTTTTAATGACAAGCAAGAGGACTCCACCGCCATTCCTTGGAAGACGCAAAATAAGTAATGAATTTTTTACTAGGCATGACTCAATAGGTCTTGCAGAGGATTCAATTGCTTTAAATATTGTCTGGAACCAGGAGCAACGGACTGAGCCTGTATTGGTTGCAATAAAGCGGTTAAGGGATAAATCCAATAGTCAAAATGACAACGAACTGGGCAACGACCCGAAAGGCTTCTGATTACTTAGGTGTTTCAGAAAGCACTCTTTACCTACTTAGAAGGAATGGTGTTTTAAAAGCAAATATTGATTGGCGTAGAAAGTTTCCCTCTAACAAATCTGGTGTTCTTTATGACCTGGAGCAATGCGAGAAGACATTGCAAGCAAGGTTTGAAACTGATGCAAAAACTCTTGAACTTGCGAGGGCATAAAAATGACAAGAAAAAGCCCCGCGGATCAGGCAGGGCAAAATAGTAAACCTGCAATGATCCTACCTACTGTTGTTGTTAAAAACAGTATCCAAAAGAAAAGTTTTTCTACTTCTCAAAAGCCAATTATGAAGTGGTGGGAAGAGACCCTCGACCACCATTGGCCTTATCCCGTACCGGGTGATTTAACTCCAGAAAAACAACGTATTTGGAAACTTGCAGAAATCGGACACGCCTTAAGAGTCTTGGAGAGAAGAAATGAAAACTGAACCTAAGTGGAGCGCCGAGCGGGTACAGGCCGAAGCGGAAAAACACTACAACGATTTTGTAGACGAATTTCAAGGCCATGATCCGGCAGCTATTACAAGCGCATTACTTAAAGAGATTTCAGAGCTCAGAGCAATTCACTTTCAGTTAGTAGAACACCTATCTGAGAACTGGCTTGTCTCAAGTGCATCAAGCGCGAACTCTCATAAAGCGGTGCAAAAGTTTCAGGAATTAGAGGCGACTATGAAGTCTCAAGGTCGAAATTTTTCTGAACGGTTAGAGCGTCTGGAGCGGAGATTTGGTTAGGCCATTCTCTGAGGAAGTGGATGAGCTTTTGGAGTTCATCCAATGGGCAGAGGATCTAAAAACCGATAAAGGTGAGCCAGCTAATTCTTTTTGTTTGACTGCAATGCAGCGGTTTAACAGAGAAATGGCAATCTATAAAATCCTCCACGCGCAAAAGAAAAACAAGCGAAAAAAGAGAAGAACTAGAAGACTGTGAACTATTCAAGACGAGGTGATCCATGCCCTGTTTGTAGCAGGGAAAAGGATAACGATTGTAGGTGGACTAATGATTCTATTTTCTGTCATTTAGGAAGTAGTCATTCACCGCCAACACATTTAAAGCTCGGCGAAACTCTACAAATTAAAGGCTCTAAATGGGCCTTAGTTTCTCTCTCAGCTGGTTACGACAAAAGCGCTTATTTGTTTAGACCGCATAAGGAAATTATTCCGCCCTCTAAAAATTGGGAGGACCTTGAAAGACAGGAATTTGATCTTTCAGTAAGGATTGGTTGCTGTGAGTATTACGCCAAAGAGTTTATTGAATTAGCTCAAAAGGCCCTGGATGTTCTGGAATTTGAAAGCGCTCTACCAGATGAATTGAAGGAAAGTTTTAATTTTATTTATTCGGCTGAAAGTAAAGGACTGGAATTAATAAAGGAATTACAGCAACTAGCACCAAGAGAAGAACGCCTAAAAAAATATCTCCCAATAGCTAAAGACCTAAATAAACAACTTAAGTACCAGCGAAAAGACGCTGACCAATTCCGTAAAAACTATCTAGGAGAGGTACTCCCCAATGTCTGAACCAACTGCAAAAGATCTATTGAATAATGCGTTTGCTGAAGAAGCGAATGATGTTATTAAGTCCACTCAAAGTGAAATCCAAAGCATTGAAAAATATGCGAAGGCAATCATTAAAAGGAAAGATATTTCTGTCACTCAGCGTCTACCACATTTAAAAAAGATTATTGCTAGCAAGCTTGGACGCGCTGGTCTTAGTTATAACGAGCAACAGTTACGGCAAATTCTGGGAGAACAAAGAGCCGAATTAAATGGGTCTAGTAAAGCGTGGAAAGGTGGGGAAATTATGCGCTTTAACCCTGCACCTTTTATGTGGCATGGGGTGATTATGAAAAATACAACGAACCTAATTGTCTCGTTACCAAAGGTCGGTAAGTCGCGCTTATTCACTCAAATGTACGGGCAATTAATTAAAGGGGAGGAATCATTTTTAGGCCAGAAGCTACAGGATGAAATCCCATATTTTTATATATCTGGTTGCGATCAACCTGACGATGATTGGGCGTTATGTTTAAGGCTTTCCGGTTTACTTGAATCAGGAACCGACAAGCTACATAAAAACATTCTTCAGCTACACACTAAAAACAAAAACCCACTTCATTTAGATGAAAAGGGCATTGATACCATTGCCGAAAATTGTGCAGAGTATCGGGGCAAATGTTTAGTATTGCTCGACTCATATCACTCCCACGTTGCACCTTTAGGACTAGCAGAAAAAGACTCTTGTTATGCTGAGCCGCTCCTAGATCTACAGGAAGCAGTCGCACCATATAAACCAACTTTGATTGTTATTCATCACAGTAATCGGGGTGCAGCTGGTCAAGGTGCATCAATGTCTAGTCGAGGCACAACGGCGTTGCCTGCTGCTGTTTCTCAAACGGTCAATATGGCAAAGATGCAAAAGGACAGTCCACTAGCGCCAATAGATGATCGAATAAAACTTACAACTGAAGGAAGAGCGAGCAAACCATTAGACCTAATAATCGAGCAAATTAATGAGGGATATGATTGGAAACTTCATGGTGATGCGGGAGAGATTGCAAGGCGTGAGGCAGTTGAGGAACTAATAGAGGATTTAAACGAAAGACAAACTCTGGCAATAGAGGACATATCAACTCACTATCAATCGACTGGTTGTGGGATGGATGCCGAGGCATTGGCGGACGCGCTCAACATTGAGGGGAGAAATCCAGTTGCAAGAGCTAGGGAAGTTATGGCAACACTAGAAAAGCATCATTTAGTAGAGAAGGCGGGAGAAAAAAAGGCGAAAGGTGATGGAGGAGGACAAGCAAAAAAATTATATAAACCTACTAAGAACGCAATAGCTCTTTACTCAAAGGTGAACGTCTAATCCGTTAGTTGCGTTTATTGAGTTGTAACAGACGCAAGGGACGCAAAAATCGGCCTTACGGGCATATATAGAGAAGACTTTTTAATCCGTCTTTTGCTCAATTAGTTCAAAATTAACCCGTCTTTAGCGTCTTTTAGTAGTCAATTAGCGAAATTAAGGAAAACGGCCAAATCGTTACATAAATCGAGTCGGTGATTGCGTTTATTCGACCTAGAATAACTGGACTAAATATTTTTAATATGACTGCCACATTAGAAATACAACGCCGCTTTCTACCAATTGACGAAACTAAGGTCGACAAAGATACCCTTACTTTTTCATTTAGCTCTGAGAAACCAGTTACCAGATATTTCGGTGAAGAAGTGCTCGACCATGATGAGCGATCTGTTGACCTGACCCGACTAAATGGAAACGCTGCACCTCTACTTTTCAACCATGATCCTTCGATTGTTCTAGGGAAAGTCGAGCGGGCATGGATTGAAGGCAAGCGAGGGATGGCAAGTATTAAATGGGCTACTAATGCAAGAGCAAAAGAAGTAAAGAAAGACGTTGAGGAAGGAATACTCGAATCAATAAGTGTCGGATATGTAGTGAACGAAATGAAGGAAGACGGTGACTTAATGCGGGCGACTTCATGGTCCCCCCATGAGTTGTCGATTGTATCTATTCCAGCTGACCAGTCAGTAGGGATCAATCGGTCTTTACCTGTCCAACATCCTTCTCCTAAAAAAGAAATGTCCAATTCACTTAATTTGCCTGAGCCTGAGGCAATATCTACCGACTGGCAATCAGCCGAGTATCAAGAACAGTCCAGACAATTCTCAGTTGTCGAAGCTATGAAGGGTATGGTTTCAGGCCGTGGTCTTTCTGGTCGTGAGCTAGAAATTAATCAAGAGCTTGAACATCAATCAGGCAAGAGAACACAAGGCTTTTACCTTCCTACTCAAGGCCAATGGAGCAAGCGTGCCTATGTGACGAGCTCTGCAACTGCCGGAGGAAAATTAATTGCAACAGATGTTTTAGCCGATAACTTTATCGAAGCTTTAAGAGCAAGAACTGTTGTTGGTGAACTCGGAGCAACAATGCTTCCCGGCCTTACTGGAAATGTAAGTATCCCAAAAAGAACAGGTGATAACACCGCCTACTGGATCGGAGCCGACAACGCCGACTCCATTACTGAGTCAACTGGAACAATCGGTGAAGTGACAATGAGTCCGAAAACCGTCGGCGCTTGGACGAAATTTTCGCACTTGATGAGTTTGCAATCCACACCCGAAATCGAACAGCTAATTAGATCAGGTTTTGTTTCTATCCTTGCTAATGCAATCGACACAGCCGCACTCGCGGGATCTGGTTCGAGCAATCAGCCAACAGGGATTCTCAACACCTCTTCTATAGGATCAGTCGCAGGTGGAACCAATGGAGCCGCAGCGGATCTTGATGATTTCGTTGACCTTAAAAAAGAAGTATCAGTTGATAATGCTGACCTTCCTAATTGTGCTTTTGTAACCAATGCAAAGGTTGAGGGAGCTATCTCTAAGCTCAAAGATTCCAATGGTGATTACATCCTTTCTCCATATGGCTCAGAGTTAGGAGCGCAACAAATCCTCTCAAGACGTTTTGAAGTTACAAACAACATTCCTTCAAACTTGAGCAAGGGATCAGGTTCAAATTTAAGTGCGATTTTGTACGGAAATTTCAATGATCTTTTGATCGGAATGTGGGGCGGATTAGAAATTCTTGTCGATCCTTACACCGACTTTGCTAAGGGCACAACTGGAGTTAGAGCGCTTCAATCCATTGATATAGCTGTGCGTCACCCAGAGTCATTTGCAGCAATGCAAGACGCGATCGCAGCGTAGAAAAGGCGCTTTGGCGGCTGGTTTACCCGTCATATAAGTCGTTCCACGCCTTGTGTTGCGTCCACATGTAAGCCGTATCAGATAGCAGTCGAGGGTTTTATCACTATTTCCTCTCGGCTGTTATCTACAACAAATTTCAATAGACGGATGCCTCTTATATATCCGTAAGCCCGTTTCTTGCGTTTCTTGTTCCCATGCTCTGCGATTTAAAAGAAGCTAGCTGGTTATTAGGCTATAAATCACCCGCGACCTTATATCGACTATTAAATGCCGGACTATTAGATGATTACATTGAAAAATATGAGGGGATAACACTTTTAAGGATGGGATCTAAAGGCAAAAGTCCGACATTAGCGGTCAAAGTTCGATCATTAGTGAATTTTAAGGGCGCTCACGAAATGTTTATGTTCGATCCTAGAGAGGAAGCATCCATAGAAAGAATCCATGAATATGACGCTATGAAAAAGCTCTAAAAATATTTCTTAAATATGATAATCATTTCCAAAAGCTGTCAATAAAAAGATCATTTATTACTGCTATATTTGACTTTGTAGGAATTTATCTTTATATTTGCAAGATCTAATTAGTGATTGTTATGTCTTTAACTGATTTTATGGCAGAGACTTCAGTTTCTAATGAAAAAGAAGTTTGTCCAGGTTGTGGTTGTACTTGTCCTTGCGATTGTACAGATTGCAAAGAATGTTCAGAATGCAAAGATCATTAACTTCAAAAATCAACCGAAGCTAAACAATAATTGTCAAGCCTTAGTCAACCTAATCTCAATTAAAAACCCTTAAACACTACTGTTTTGGCTGGTTAACTTTGAAAATCCATTCTCATTATTTGAAACGCTGTGCCTAATGAAATCGAGAGCCTTCGATGACCCGCAACAAACTATTTCTAATTAGGACCCAATAGACGCAATAAACGGAAAGGACGTTTAACATCTATTTATCAGAGGCGTTGGACTTGTTGGTTCACCCCTGATTAAACAATTATTTTAAAATCTAATGTCTTTTACCTGTGCTTTCGCATGGCTGTGCGCTGTGCTTATGATCCCTTTAATGTTGTTTGTTTGGTGTTTAGATACCAAGCGGACAAGAATTAATCGCTATCGCTCCTATGGCTGGACCTGGAGCAAGATTGCAAAGATCTATGGAGTTTCACCTTCAACAGTCAGGCGGTGGTCTATGGCTTAATCTTTTCCCTCAAAAATTAGTGTATGAGCAAGGAAAATACCATTATCTACTGGCGCTGAACTGTGGCTGACTAATTTCATTTTTAATCTCCCTGTATGGTCGTTAATACATCTTGTTAATTCTTTTTGAGCGGTTTCGGTATTGGGTACAAAATCATCCTCAACTGCTTCCTCCATTACTTGTGTGATAAGAATTACAGAATGATAAAACACAAAAAAAAGGGGGCTTACTGCCCCCAAGATAAATCAAGCGACTCGAACTAATCCATAGTCTTTTAGTGCTTTGGATATTTCACTGAATCTGCTTGGTCCATCTTCAATAGGTCTAACTTGATCCAAAATTGCAGCATTGCAACTGATCCAGTAATCACCTTCCTCTGGAGTTAGGTCTAAAGATTCAGCAACATAACCAGGTGCAATAGCTGGAGAAACAATTGCTCCAATTACTTTCATGGTTTCGTAGTGCTCGTCCTCTAGGAAATCAACTTCCTTTTTAGAAAGCTTCCCACATCCGCAATAGTTCTCTATCGCAGAGCAAAACTCTTCATTAGACATAGTTAAATGATAATTATTGGTAAATGACGGATTTAATCGTTACCCGACAACGATGGCGATGACTTGAAAAGAAGAGGCTTACGTTCCCTTGCGGGCTGCTTGATTAAATAGTACCAGAATTTTTCTGAATCGGTTAAATCCCCTTAGATCCCTTTATCTCACTTAAGTCTTGGACGCACTATGGACGCAAAGAAATTCACCATAAAAAAGAGACCAGCCGTAAAGCCAGTCTCTGACTGATCGGGGCGACACGATTTGAACGTGCGACCTAGTGCTCCCAAAGCAATAGCAAGGATAAGGCCATAATTACCTTTTCTAGGCATACCAAGACATTTAAAGGATTCTAAATTGCTTTAATGGATTAAGATAGTTAGTCTATGGACGCAGCTTGGACGCAAGGATGCCAAAGGTCGTTTTACAAGAAATTTGGGAGCAACAACTTAGAGCGCAGGTGAAAGACCTGGGCCGAGGCTGGAGTGTTCAAAAAGATAGGGATAAAGTTCGACTTAAATTCAGACCAAAAGACCAAAAAGGTCAAACTTACACTCTTGAATCTCCTAAATTCACATGGGAAAAATCTAAAGCAGGTGATATTTATACAAGGATTCGGAATATTTACTATTTAGTTAAAAAGGATCAATACAGCCTTAAGCAAGCTGATGAAATAACTGGAGGAATAGCACCGAAATTAATTGAGCAACTCGACTGGGAAAGTGCCAAAGATAATTTTAAAAATCAAAAGATTAATCATGGGGATACGATCAAGCCAACAACATGGGAAACAAAATATGAAAGTGTTCTTACTGATGCAGTTAATTTATTAATTCGGGGGAAAGTATCTAATCCAGAGGATCTAATTGATAAGTGCATTGAGAAATGGGAACCAGGTAGCAGAACTAGGCAAATCCGATCACAAAATCTCAATCAATTTTTAATTCATTGCGTTACTCGTGAGAAGTTTCCTCCTGCGTGGCTGCTAACTACTAAATTAAAAGATCACATTGGCAAGAAGCCAAAAGGCAAAAAAGTGATTAAAGCCTGCGATATAAGCGATCAACAAATTATCAACCTTGTTAATTCTTTTCCTGATTCTGAGCTAGGCAACATGTGGGCTGATGCTGTTCGATTGGTTGCAGAATATGGCTTGAGACCTGTTGAGATACATTATCTCTCTGTTAAAAAGGATCGTAAAACAGGCGAAGAATATTTTTATTGCTCCTACGAAAAACGATCTGGAGGCGGCAGTACTGAGGCTCGTGAATTACATCCACTTCCATTAGTTGATGACCAAGGCGAGGTTCAGCACTGGAACCTATTAGCAAGATGGAAAGCAAAAGATATTAAACTTCCTGATCTTGAAAAAGATCCAAATGCGTTCAAACAATATCTAAAAAGAAATAATTTTTGGAAATCACTTAAAGCTGAACTAGCAGCAAATGATGAACACCTAAGACCATATTCATTTAGAAATTCATATAGCTTGAGAGGTCATTTAAGAAATATTGACGCTGGATCAATGGCTGAAGCGATGGGCCATACGCTGGAATGTCATCTTCGAGAATATCCCTGGGCATCAAAGAAAACTACCAAGAGCGCCTTTAACAAGGCTATGGAGAAAGTAGCTGCTTAATTGTCTACAGTTATTAGGGGTTTACCCCATGCACGTATAAATAGCTTATAGAGTTTACCCTTAAAAGTATTGCAACAACAAGAGAATTAGGGTTTGCTCTTGATAGACGTATGTTAAGAATTAAACACTTTAAAGGATATTATGGATTATATGGATTAAGGTCTTTTCAACAAGTCTGGCGCTCTACGCTCGTCACCAGAGTAGAACCACGACCGA